TTAAATCTTTGACAGTTTATCCATAAATGAGCTAAACACATTCATTTTAGCTTCTTCTAGTTCATGTCTGGAAGCTGTTTTAATAACTTCCTGAGCCTTTTCGACTTCGCGACCTTGCCAAATACCATCGACCATTACCCATTCGCGGCTCTCCATAATACCTTCAACGAAAGCATCAGGGGCTGATGGGTCGGATACGATATCAGCAGCGGTAGCAAGCATGAAATCATCTTGGACTTCACTGATACCTGAACGCTCTTTGATAGAGCCTAGTCCGCGAGAGCTAACTCCTAGTTGCGCACCTGCTTCGATAAGGTTTGCTGCAATTTTGCCCATCGGCGTTTCGAGGATTTTAGCTTTACCAACCCAGTTGTCACCATCTTCTTTGAGGGAAACAATCATGTGAGATACACGATCTAGGTTTACTGTTGGACCATCTGGGTGTCCGAGTTCACCCAAAGCTCTGTTCTTGTCGATTTGCTCAGTAGTATAACGAGCAACTTCTTTAGCCATGACTTCTTTAGGATAGACACGACCGTTGCGATTTTTAAGATTAGACTGTAGAAATACACCTTCGATATAAAGGTTCTTTTTGCCGTCTTTTTCTTCTTGGATGTATTGAACATCTTCCGTGATTTCTTTAATGAGTTTCATTAGCCTAGACTCCCATCTGCGCCTTGGTGTTGTTGAGAACCATAACCAGAAACTTTAGCACATTCAACGATAACAGTTCCACCGCTACCGCCAGCGATTACGATCTCGATATCCTGATCGTTTTCATCGTTGTCTGAATATCCATAAAATTCCATCCGACCAGTGACCTGAAGTTCATATAACACCTTAGAGTTACGTTGAACCTTTGCGCTCGCACCACTTGAAAGTGCCCACTGAATACCTTTGATATTCACGGCAGGCGATGATTGCGTTTCGGTAGATTTTTTTAGTGTTGTTGCCAACGCGATTGTTCCAGTAGCGGCAGTCCCTCGGACGGCAACTACACCTTGAGTTTGCGTCAATTTTAATGTGTCGACTGTGACTGCCATTTAATTATTCCTCTTCTGTAGGACTAGTTAGTTCCCAAACGCTAACACGCTTGAGAGATTCTTTGAACATAACTTCAGCGACAGCTTCAACACCCTCGCCCATAGTGGCAAGAACATTACCTTCACCGAATGCTGGATGCGAAACTTTAGCATTAGGTTCAATTTTAAAACCATCTGTATTTGAGCTACCCTGAGTAGGAGGAGTTACATCTCCTTCATTACCACGCTCGGCAGCACCGTGAAAAGCAGTAGGCTCTTCAGCTTTAGGTTTATTGACGTCATCGGTTGAAACTGCAGGAGCCTCACCCTCTACTTTAGGATTTGCTTCTGCTGATGGGGAAGCAGGAGGTGTTTGGTCACCTTTTTCTTCCGCGAGAACTTTACGGACTGTTTCAGTCAGCTCTCTAAATTTTTTTGTTTCCATTTTTCTTCCCCTTCTGGGTTTTATTATTCTTCGGTTTCTTCTTCGGAAGTTTCTTCAGACTCTGTATCGGATTCGGCAGTAGGTTCATCCTCAGCTTCCACTTCCAACTCAACTTCTTCATCTTCGACTTCCGTATTAAACATAGTAGCAGCGACTTCAGCTTTACGATTAGCCACCAATTCATCGGCTCGCTGATTCATCATATTATCAAAAGTATCTTGAGCGTCTGTCAAGTTACCGTTTTTCCACTGATCCATCATCTGACGAACTGCATCAGCACGTTCGTTTTCGACTTCTCTTACTTCTGTGTCATCATTCATTTTCTTCACCTTCATATGGTTGCGGCTCGACTTCTTGTGCCTCACCTTCAATTTGTTTATCGATGAGAGCAATTTCATCATCTCTCATCTTCAAAATTTCTTTCTGGACATATTCTTTACTGTAATATTGTCCGACATATTGTGCCATACCATTAAGAACTTCGATTCTGCTTCGTAGAATCTCTTGTTCTTTAGACTCAGTATAATAAGCATCGGAAGCAAATCTATATTGGATTTGATCACGAATACTTGGCCAATCATCCTCGGTAATAATACCCTTGAGGATAAGCTGAGTCTTCAGCAGGTCATCAAACATAGCTGAGAAACGGCGACGAAGTTTAGCAATAAACTTTGTAAACTTCAACTCATCACGACTAATCTCAGCACTACGCCCAAAGTTAATACCACTTTGTTGCGCTTCAAGACGTGACATCGGAACATTCAATGCTTGGTAAAGTTTCCGTTGGAAATACTCTACATCGCCAGTCTCACCAAGATTTTGACCTCCTGGAAGAGTCTGAATTTCTGTGCCTCTGCCACCTTCGCGGCGTGGCATCCAGAAATCTTCAAGCATCGACATAAACTTTTTGTCGTCTCGAATCTCACCATTAGTGCCATCATAAACAAGTTTGTTACGATAGCGGTTCATAACGTCTTTGAGATACTGCTCAGCCTTCATTGTAGGCAAATTACCAGTATCTACATAGAATACTCTACGCTCTGGTGCACGTGTAATACGATAGATAACAACCGCATTTTCCATCATTCTCAGCTGATTAGCTGGACGGATGGCTTTGTGCAAATATGACAGGGGGATATTTTTGTCTTGGTCAAGAAGCCCAGAAGATACATAAGTGACTGCATCTTTAGAAATCTTGAGAGCTTTATCGCTCGCATTACCAGCTTTATACTGTCCTGGTTTACTAGCGATCCCCTTATCATCATAAACAAAATATTCTTTCACGTCTTTGATCATTTGGACGCCAGTCTTAGGATCTTTTTCCTTCTTGACATCACGCACCTTTTTAATCTTGCGTGGGTCAATATACCTGACATCGTATAGACCTTTTTTAGGATTGGCTTTATCTACTAACTTATGGAAGTAGATTCGACCATCAATATACCAGCGTCTGTAATAATCTTGTGCACGATTATTAAAATCAAGTAGTGCTAGCACATTAGTAAACTCATCGGCAATTGCCTTTTTCACAGTAGCTGATGCTTTAATACCATCAGTGTCAACTTCAACTGGCTTTTCATCCTCGAGGTTAGAGATACTATCATTTACGATATCTTCAATGGCTGCGTCAACATCAGCAAACATTGAGATATCACGATACCTCTTGATGAGTTGCTCTTCAGTATTCGCAACTCCCTCGACATCAAAGTATGTGCCATAATATCCACCACCTCTGATAGATTCAATGGCGCCATCCTCGTCAGGAGCAACAAAGGATTGTGCACCCTTTGGCTCCTTCTTACGAGTAATTTCAAAACCAAATAATTCCATTATATTTTCCCTATACTAGATGTAATACTATTTAGGCTACATCATAATGAGTATATTGGAAAGTCACCGTAAATTCTTCAAAGATATCGTTCTGGGCATACTGTAATGCGATCTCAGACATATTGATTGGGAAAGCATTACGAAGCGTATAACTGCCACCAGCCAATACTTCATCGTTGCGATCGAGATGTTCGACAGTAATGTCAGCTTGATAATCACTAGGTGTAAGAATACCAGTGTTATCTTCACGATCATTAAGACCATTCATCCATTGTTCGAATGGACCGCGCAGTGAGAAGTCTGAGTCATTCACGATTGTGATTGTGAATGGATCAAAAATTCTTTCACCAGCCAGTTTGATTTCGCGACCGCGATACTGGATAATGGCAGGGTTAACATTTGATGCTGGCAAAGCTGCGCCTGTTACGAGCAGACTGTAGCTTGTGTCAACATTTGGCACGTAACTTGGGAAGGCGAGGCTCACTCTAAACTGATTAGGGCGAGCACCACCTGCGCCTAGTCTAGCCTTAAATTCTTCAATATTCATTGCGTTTTCTCCTTAAATACTAGATTAGGCACCCAGCTCTTCGAACGAAATACCCGTTCTTGTAGCTACGAAGGTCAGTGTGATAAAGTTAATTGACTTGGCTGGCTTGATAAAGATATCAGCGCGGAACTCATTGGCGTCAATAACCTGACCAGTGTTGTTTGTTTCGTCACATACGACGCGGAAGTCATAAATGCCTCGACGACCTTGAACATCGCGCAAGAATGGCTCAACTAATGAGCGGAACTGAGCGCGGGTAAAGGCGTCGTTGAATTCAAACAACTGGAACTTAGCAGCTGTAGCAATCGCTTTTTCAACAACGATAAAGAGGCGACGAACATTGATGCGGTTAAATGCACTTGTTTTAGCCAGCAAAGTTTTATCGCCGAAGAGGATAACACCCTGAGCAGCAGACTGAACGACTGGGTTTACACCAGCTGAGTAGAGCGAATCACGTTGTGCTTTCGTTGGGTTGAATGACAACTTAACAGCGTTCTTGATGGCACCGCGATTTACACCAGCTGGTGAGAACCATGGGTCAGCTTCAAGGTCAGCTGTTACACAGCAACCAGCTGTATCAGCATTCAGAGGAACATAAGCGTATGAATCGTTATATCTGTCATACATGTATTTGTAACCACTATCCATCACAGCGTATGATGAGCGAGTATAAGATGCCAGTTCAGCAATAATGTCATCCACTTCATCACCAGAGTTATTTACAACGCTTGCACTTTGCGGTGATACAAACACCAAGCAGTCTTTACGGATCTCAGCGACGTTATCGATGATATAATCACCGACAGTTTTACTGTGTTGACCAGCAAAAATCAGGCTCACATCAGTTTCTTCGTCGTTAGCAAACAAGATGTAAGAGCTTTGAAGATTACCATCAGTAGGTGATTCGTCTACACCTTGAGCCAAGCGGAAACTAGAATCATCTGTTGATTGGAAAATCGAATAAAATGTGTCGGATGCCCCTTGGACAGTTGAGAGAGCTGTGCCCCAATCGCTACCACGCGAATCGGAATCAACTTCAACATGATCCATCCACCAAACATATTTCGATTGGTTGTTGATCACATCTTTATAAAAGTTAGATTCATTTGAATCGCTTCTAGCTCCTGGAATCTTAGAAAGACCTTCAAATTTTTCGAGAACTGTTCCAGCAGTGCCAGTAAAATAGCCACCTGCATCAACAACCACGATATGAACCTCATCAAGGCTCACACCATTGTTAGTGGCATATGTTGTGGATCCTGGTGTATTGTCAAAGTTTGATGCGTATGACCAAGCTGTTGTCAGCGTTGCGGTTGCCGCCGCCTCAGCCCCGCCGCCACCGGAAAAGGTAACTGTTGGAGCGGTAGCATAACC